CGAACTTTAGGCCCCGGTCAGACTCAAGCGTCTCTGATGCTTAGTCGATCGTCCTATTGATCGAACTAGACTTAAACAGGGCTGCTGCATGAGGCCGAAAGGACTCATACAACCTGACTCAATCACCAAGAGTAACCCCCCTAACGGGGGATCTACTCAAAGTGAATTCATCACCCAGTAAGCGTCTAGCTGACTGTGCTTCCAAAAACCGTACAAGCAATAATTCTATTTCTTGACGATCTAATGGACAGTGACCAGAGGAAACAACAAGTTTCCGTAAGGACCTAAGGTGTCTCCCAATAAAGGGATTCACAAAAGTCGTTATCTGGTCTTTAGCCAGAAATCCAACGTAGTTCTGGTCAGCAAATTTCTTAAGTATGCTGGCCTTCCCTACGAAAGGTGCCAAAAAGATTCCATCTTCCTCTTTAACAAAATTTGCAATTTTACTTGCTAATCAGTTAGAGATAGGAGATAGATCTTCAGGAACACGACTCTTTGACAGGGAAAACTGATAAAATCAGTCAACCCATGTCAACATAGGCCAAAACGAGGAGGGCTGCGTAGCATAGACCATAGAATAGCGAACACCTCTCGAAAATTTCGAGAGTGGCGCATTCATGGATCCACGCACACGATAGCCTCTCCCTCTGATCACAGGTAAGATGACAGGTTTTCCCAATGAAGGAAACCTTACAGTTTCCTTTTCGATTAAAGCCCTTAGAGAGGAAAGGTCTGATGCGGCCAGTGACAGCTGTTTGACTGACACTCCCGTAACATCCTCTCCTCTCCAAAAGAATCTCTTGGCAAACTCAAAACTTCCATTTCTGGAAATAATGGATTTACCAAGATTAATCGGCATACCTAACCCCTTAAGAAGGTTAGTATATGCATTGGCTACATCATAATCGGCGATAACAATATCATCGCCAATGATGCAGTAATCCCTGAAAGTGGGTTTAGTCTTACCCACACGCTTAGCACAAATCTGCACAAGACAATGATGTGTCCAAGCCATACTTCCTCAGGATGAAAGAGACCCCATTGGTTGACCAACCGCATAGCGGATGGGACCAGGGCCTCATTTATCTGGGATAACAAATTCCCTATCTCAAGTATCGTGTCATACCTGGCCAAGGCCAGTCAGAGCATCGATAGCTGAGACCTGAATAGAAGATGGCATGCGATCAGTTGCTGCTGAAAGATCAAAAGATCATAAAGCAGTATACTTACGCATTT